GCCGAGTTGCAAGGCTGGGAAGCGCCGAAGAAGACCGAAATTAGCGGCCCGGGCGGCGGACCGATTCAGACTGCAAATCTGACGCCGGATGAAGCGGCGGAGGCATATCGGAAAATGATGGGGTAGATATAGAAATCCGACGCGAAATCCACGTCGGAAAATAGCCTGATACTGCAAAATCACTATTTGCTTGAAATTCGACCTAATGCCTTCGCGGCTTCAGCTCTAACTTCTGCAGTGTTGTCATGCGTTAGCTCAAGCAGTTTATCAATAATGACCGTCTGTTTTGAGCCAGCCTCACCGAATGCAAAAGCTGCTGCGCCCCTAACTTCTGCTGTGTTGTCTCGGGTAAGGGCCATTAATCTTTCTTGTACTCTGTGTTCCATTTTCGTCTCCTTTTAGTAAGAGACTTTAATATCTGACTTTCATCTCTAAACATCAACCGTTACATCTGGAAATGACATGCCAATCCCATTCCCGTTTAATTTCAAAGAGCCGGACTACATGCAGGTTTTTGAATGGCGGATGGAACGGCTGCAACGCATTCGCCAAGACCCGCAATCACTGCCGGTGTTTAAAGCCTTTTACAAAGACAATCCCGCGCAGTTCATCATCGACTGGGGCATGACCGTGGACCCGCGTAATGTCGAACGTGGATTGCCTGCGCGCATCCCGTTCCTGCTGTTCCCGAAGCAGGAGGAGTGGATCCAGTGGTTCGTTGAACGCTGGCGCAGCGCCGAGCCAGGTATCACGGAAAAGACACGTGACATGGGCATGTCGTGGCTGACGGTCGCCATGGCGTCATCGCTTTGCCTGTTCAATCGCGGCGTATTCGCTGGCTTCGGCTCTCGAAAGGAGGAATACGTCGATAAAATCGGCTCGCCTAAATCGCTATTCGATAAGGCTCGAAATTTCATTTCCCTGCTGCCTGCTGAGTTTCGCGGCGGCTGGAGTGTCAAGCAGCACGCACCACACATGCGGATCCTATTCCCTGATACCGAATCGGCCATGACCGGTGAGGCGGGCGACGGGATCGGGCGTGGTGACCGAACCAGCTTTTATATTGTCGACGAATCAGCATTCTTGGAGCGGCCGTATTTGGTCGATGCCTCGCTTTCGGCGACAACGAACTGCCGCCAGGACGTATCCACGCCCAACGGCATGGCGAACTCATTCGCTGAGCGCCGTCACAGCGGCAAAATTAAAGTGTTCACTTTTCACTGGCGCGATGACCCTCGCAAAGATGACGCCTGGTATGCCAAGCAGGTCGATAATCTCGACCCGGTGACCATCGCGCAGGAAATCGACATCAACTACAACGCGTCCGTTGAGGGCGTGCTGATCCCGTCGGCCTGGGTACAAGCCGCCATCGATGCTCATGAAAAGCTTGGCATTCAGCCAACCGGCCAACGCATGGGGGCGCTCGATATCGCCGATGAAGGTAAGGACACCAACGCATTCACGACGCGGCACGGTTTCCTGTTGGAGAATGTCGAAGAGTGGTCAGGCAAGGGCGATGACATTTTCGGCACGATTCAGCGAGCGTTTGGAATCTGCGACGATCAGCGTCTCGAAACATACCGCTTCGACAGCGATGGTCTCGGCGCCGGCGCGCGCGGTGATGCCCGCGTTATCAATGAGCAGCGCGAGGCGCAGAGCCAGCATCAAATAATGGCTACTCCGTTTCGCGGAAGTGGAAGCGTTTTTGATCCCGATGCGGAAGCTGTGCGCGGCGACAACGGACAACCAGGGCGTCTTAATAAAGACTTCTTCGCTAACGCCAAAGCTCAGAGCTGGTGGAGCCTGCGCACGCGGTTTCAGAAGACGTATCGCGCCGTGGTCGAGGGCATGGATTTCAATCCGGACGACATCATTTCGATAAGCGGCAACATTGAGAAACGCGGGAAGCTTATCTCAGAGCTGTCACAGCCCACTTATTCGGTCAACGGAGTGGGCAAAATCATCGTGGATAAAAAACCTGATGGCACGAAGTCACCCAACCTGGCTGACTCGGTCATGATTGCGTACGCGCCAATGAATACCGCCTTGGATATTTGGGCGCAACTCGGCAGAGGCTGAATATGTCAGAAACACAATCTGTCGAGTCGATAAGCATTCCGACCCACGACAGTTACGAAAACTTTGTCGCCCGGCTCGGTTTGAACGAGTCAAATCAGTCCGGCGCCAGCACCTACAAGAACAACTGGACGTCGCGCAACCGGCTTCTGGTCGAGCAGGCTTATCGCTCATCATGGCTGGTTGGCGTGGGCGTTGATGCCGTTCCCGACGACATGACCCGCAAGGGGATTACCATTACCTCTAAGCTGGAGGACGGTCGCAAAAAGCAGCTCGATAACGCTTGGGATGAGATGGGACTGTGGGAGGCATTAAACGACACGCTCAAATGGGCGCGGCTATACGGCGGCGCGGTAGGCGTGATCCTCATTGACGGCCAGAACTATTCGAAGCCATTACGCATTGAAGCGATTGAGAAGGATTCCTTCAAAGGCATCATGGTAATGGATCGGTGGATGCTCAACGCGACCACAGAGCAACGCGTCAAAGAGATCGGGCCGGACTTTGGCATGCCAGAGTTCTACCGCGTCGTGACGTCCGCAACTGGCATCCCGCCGTGGAAGATTCACCATTCGCGACTCATTCGTTTCGATGGCGTCACGCTGCCATATCAGCAGCGTCTGACTGAAAACGACTGGGGCATGTCAGTGATCGAGCGTTGTTTCGACCGGCTCTTAGCGTTCGATTCCGCTACTACTGGCGTGGCTCAGTTGGTTTATAAGGCACACCTGCGCACCTACAGCATCGAGGGGCTCCGCGGCTTGTTGGCATTGGGCAAAGATAATCCAGCATTCAAAGCGCTGATGGCGCATATGGACATGATCCGCCAATACCAGAGCAACGAAGGTATGACGATTATGGACGCCAAAGACAAATTCGAGGCGCACACCTATTCGTATGCCGGGCTCAGCGATGTGCTGGCGCAGTTCGGGCAGCAGGTATCCGGCGCGTTTGGTATTCCACTGGTTCGTCTGTTCGGCCAGTCACCGGCAGGATTTTCTACCGGCGACGCCGACCTCTCAAACTATTACGACAACGTGTCCACTCAGCAGGAGCGCAAGCTGCGCCGACCGGTTAGAAAGTTGTTTGCCGTGCTGCACATGAGCATGTTCTCAAAACCACTTCCGGACGACTTCTCGTTCGAGTTTAACGAACTGTGGCAGACACCTGACGGCGATCGCGCAGAAACGGCCGGCAAGGTGGTTGATGCGACGGTTAAAGCAGTTGATGCCGGGCTTATGACTGAGAAGGCCGGCGCACAGCATCTGCAGGAGACGTCACGTGTAACCGGGCTGGGCGGAACTATAAGCGACGAGGATATTGATAATGCCAGCGATCTCCCGCCGCCGAGCGAGAAAGACCTCGATCTTGTCCAAGCCTCCCAACCTAAAGAGGGCGGAGCGCCAGCTCGGAACACAATTACGACAGATAGCTCAGGCAGTCGGAGCAATCGTCGAGGGCTCTTACGATGGTTCCAATGATAGCGTTACCGACATCATGGACCGGCTGGAGCGTTATGCGGACCTGATTGAACCTTGGGCCGAATCAGTATCCGCACGCCTAATCGAAACGCTGAAAATTTCGGATGATGCGATGTGGCGTGACAGGTCACTAGCCATTTCCGACGGACTGCGTGAGATCATGGATAGCAGCACTGGCTCCGCTGTTCGAAGCATGATGTCGGAGCAAGTCAAACTCTTCAAATCCCTTCCTCTCGAAGCTGCCGACCGCGTTTATGACATCCACAATCAGGCTATTGAAGCCGTGGTGTCAGGTAAGCGTTCAAGCGAGCTGCAAAAAGAAATCATGCGAACGGGCGATGTGGCCGCCTCGCGAGCTCGATTGATTGCCCGCACAGAAGTTGGGCGAGCTTCGACGGCAATCACTCAGGCCCGTTCGGTTGCGATTGGTTCCGAGGGTTATATCTGGCGTACATCAGAGGACGGCGACGTTCGGCCATCTCACGCCAAAATGAACGGGAAATATGTCCGCTGGGATTCCCCGCCAACGCTTGATGGTATGACCGGCCACGCGGGCCAGTTTCCCAATTGCCGTTGCTACCCAGAAGTGGAAATCCCTCATTCCAATATTTTCGCTTCTAACGCTCGACAAACTCTCGACGGGATTCGCATTGCCTCGGTCGATGGCAATTCAGTGAGGGTTAGAACTAAGGCCTGATAATGAAATATTTTTATACCTCCCGCCTGGGCAATACCCGCTTTGAAATGGCCGACGGCTCGCTGCTCTGTAAAGACGTGCCAATCGCGCGCACCGGCATGCAGGCATACGACGAAAGCGAATTGGAAGGCCTGATCGGCGACGAGGATGGCGAGATCGTCGTCACTCGAGACGCTGACGAAGTCTTTCGTCCAGAAACGCTGGCCTCATTCGAAGGTATGGCATTCACCCTCGGTCACCCTAAGGACATGGTTAATCCGGGAAACTGGAAAGACTACGCTCACGGCCATATTCAAAACGTCCGGCGCGGCACTGGCGATCAGGCAGATTTGATGCTCGGCGATATCCATATCAAAACCGCCGAGGGCATTCAAAAAGTGATGGATGGTCAGGACCAGATCTCCATGGGCTCCGACGCCGAGTACGAGCAAAGCGGACCCGGCAAAGCACGGCAACACACCATTATCGGTAACCACTGCGCGAGCGTACCCAACGGGCGTGCAGGTATTCGTTGTTCAATCGGAGATAGCAGATTCATGACAACCAAAAATCAGGGCTGGTTAAGCCAGCTGAAACGAGCGATTAAAACCAAGGATGCCGATGGCCTGGCTGAACTGGTTGATAACGCGCCAGCCGAGCTGATCGAGCCAAGCCTTGATTTGGCTCGGGCAGTAAATATTACTATTAACCCAGCGCAGCCCCTGCCTCCCGAGAAAGAGCTGGGCGGATTGACTACTGACGAGAACGGAGAAGGCGGCAGTACAGCGGGAGGCGAGCTTGAGAAGAAGGTCGATTCGCTGGCGCTTCTGGTCCAGCAGTTGATTAATCCTGGCACGGCCACCACTGACTCAGACGATCCTGACGAATTGGACGAAAAGAAGAAAATGACCACCGATGCGGCTTATCAGCAGGGTGTCATTTCGCGTGCTGACCTGATCATGCCAGGCGTTAAACTGCCTGAAGGTGGCAAGCTGGCATCGTTCAAGCGTTCAGTAATGGATGCTGCATTCAAAACGACTGAAGGACACGCGCTTCTGATGCCTTTAGTTGGCGCTGCGCCGGACTTTGCCAAAATGCCCAAAGCGACCCTGGACGCCACATTCATTTCCGCCAGCGAAATTGCAAAGGCGCGGAATAACGCTGTTGTTAACTCAGGGCGCATCAGCGCCTTTGACGCCTCTAATAAAAACTCTCCGGCTGCCCTTAACGCGGCTTACGCAGCTCACTGGAAAAAATAAGGTAAATCAATGACCGCATACCTCTACCGGATGCCAGTAGGCATCGCCGGGGCTATCTCACGCCCGCAAGACCTGACCACCGAGCCGGTAATCCTGAATGCTGCCAATACTTTCAGCTTTTACGGTCTCGCCGGTAAAGACAGCGCGGATGGCAAATTTATCCCGCTGGTGGCATCAGATCCTGCCACCGTCATTACCGGGCTTTACGTCCGCCCGTACCCAACCACATCGACGCCGGATCTGGTTCGTCAGGTTGGTAACACCAGCAACTTCAGCGGTGACGTGATGAAGCGCGGCTATATGACCGTGAACATCGGCAGCACCGCTGTGAACCTGACGAAAGGCGCACCGGTTTACGTGCGCAATGCCAATCCGACGGCCGCCAGCCCGCTGGGCGCAATTCTGGGGGCAGCAATCACCGATGAAACAGTAGTGCTGCCAAACGCAACATTTACTGGTGCTGGCGATGCTACCGGCAATGCCGAAATCGCTTACAACATCTAAGGGAACCGCTAAATATGTTTACTTTTGACCAAGCCACCGTAGACGGTACCGGCGCGTTCCTGATCGGCGAACTTGAGCGCCTCGATCAGACTCTGAACATGCCTCTGGTGGGGTACAC